TTACATTAAGTGCGTATTCAATCGCAGATGCTGTGCCTTTTGCAAGTGGGTGAGAGCCACCGACCCTCACCACACCTTGCTGACCATCTACGGATACAAAGATCTCGTAGTGCATCATGATCAGGCAACTTTCTTTTGGATAAGAAACTGCTTGATCGGAACGTAGCTAGTCTGAGCCACTCGTGGCTTGCCGTTCCTGTTGTAGGCATGGAAGGAAGAATACTTCCAACCAAAGTACCAGAAGTTCAATCGAACTAGTGGCTCTTCTGCCACACCTTTTCGGACAAAGAACCCTGTCTCTGTCTTAGCCTGTCTGTGAATCACAGGCTTGTGTCCAAGCAATCGTAGTTTGATTGCAGTTGCGATTACTCTAGCGAATGTAAGTCCACCAGAAATAGTGATGCCTTTTGGCAAGTTGTCAAAGTTAAATGTTAGCATGTGAATGCTCCTTTCTGTGTTAGCGAATCCCCGATGTCGGGAACTCTGGGTTAAGATGTTACAGTTATATAATACTTTCATAAGTATTTCAAGTATTATATTAACTGTATACTCTGACTGAGGGTCTACCTTCAGCCGTAGTTGTTAGCCAGATAGAACCTACCTCGCCAACAGGTTCGCCATTGTCCACATAGACAAAGGTGTCGTTCTTGTAAGGGTTATAGGTCACTGCCCTACCCTTATCATGATAGTACTTAGGACTAATCCAAACTTCTGGATACCATCCCTCTGCAAATGCATGGACGTTCTTCTTTCCTTCAAGAAGTACACGCTGTCTGCCACCTTTACGGACATTGAAACTGCCCACTAGTAGGAACAGTTCTGGCTGTCTGCTGACAACCAAGCCTGTCCGTCTATCTTGTATAGACCATTGACCCTTGTGTAAGTTCCAATATACTCTTGCATTAATGTCCATTAAGCTACTCCTTTCTAGTCTCTAATATCTTTTTGAAACTCATTCAATTTCTTGAATGATCGCAATAGATGTACTATGTCCATCTCCACAATAGGGATATATTTCTTTCGTGAATCCGAATAATATGCTCCGTCCATATCCATAGAGGTGTCCTCTTCATACAACATGTGACGGATGTCAGATGGTAAATTGTCTACTACGTCTAATATTTGTAATACTTTTTTAACTTGCATTGTTTACTACTCCTTCTGCTTTTCTTTTACTGTTTCCGTGAGCAGGGAAACCCACGATTGCATCACGCTGTTTCCAACATAACTTACAAGTCATGCAGGACACGTCATCCCTAATGACGGCAGGACAGACCACGACCTTTCTACCTTTCGGTGTAGTGGTATTGGTCATCTGATCTATGGGTAGCACAGTAGTCACTGGTGCTATGTCTAGATCTGCCAAGTCATCAGCGTGACTTAGATTGTTAGCCGACAAGTTAATGGTAAAACCATTCTTGTTAGCGTCCTCAACTACTTGCCTATTACGACCATGAGCCATGCTGTAATGTGTATAGGTCATGCCCTTCTTGTTGCCACGCTTATTTGCATGAACAAGCTTAGACATCTTATTGGCATCAATCCATTCAGGGTTGTCACTATCTTTTGGACAGTCTCCTGCCTGATTGTGTCTCCACACGTCAGTGGCTTCATGCTCTACCATATCACACAGCGTATCCCAATCATGTCCTTCTTCAGGCACTCTATTCCAGACACCTGCCAATGGGAAGCCATCAGCATAACAGCCATTGCCCTTGAATGGACAGGCATCTGGACATGATTGTCTCTCTGTAGTCGTGACGGACATCTTACCTACTTTTCGGTTGGAAGATACTTTTGTAAACCTGACTTTAGTCATTACGCTACTCCTTTCTGCTTGAGCTTTTGTCTACGTGTTACCCTACGTTCTATAAGAACTGGGTTGTTTCTGCGTCTATCTTTTTTCCCGACATCGGGACTTTTTCTAAACTTCTCAAAGTTTCTATTGCTTTGCATTTGTTTTACTCCTCTTCTCCAAATGTTGCAAACCAACCACCAACTTCTTTGTCGGTAGCTTGACCCCACTCTTCAGGCATGATGCCTGTCATGAGGAACTCACGCTCATCTTCTGACAGATAAGGCAAGCAGTCTTGGATAAGACCCTGCCCATCTCTCCAACGCTTGTAGTCTGCCACGTCAAGCAAGATGAACATGCTGTTCGTGTTACCTGTTACTGGGGACACTTTGTCAATACAGTGCATAGTTTTCATAATTATTCTCCTAAGTTAATTGGTTCATGAATTGCTGTTACTCTGTCGGAATACTCGTCATTTACTTTCTTGAACAAAGCTTTGTACTTGGCATAGTCTATGTTCTGATATGGGTCTGTCCCATCGCCATTCTGCACCATGTAGTCAAGCTTGTTTGCTAATGCATCTGATAGTCTAATCAATTCTGCTAAAGTCAAGTTCATGTTTTTTCCTTTCAGGGTTTCCCCGACATCGGGACTTTCCGACATCGGGGATGGTTTGGTTACGATTAATCTTTGATCATATCTGTGTAGCATTCTCCAAATACGCTACCACCGACATCATCATACACTTCAAGTTCTTCAGGTGTTAACATACCTCTCACAAGGTGGGACATAGCATTATGTAATGTATGACCTAATCCTATACGACCCTCATGAGTTCGATCATAATGGGCATCTATCCAATCTAGTTGCTTTGGATATGATGCAGTATCATCGATGTTAGCTGTGTGCATAACTCTAAGCATATGTTCAACAAAAGCTCTTCTTGATGTTATTATTCTAGTCGTATCCATAATTTTCCTTTCAGTTTGATTTTCCCCGACATCGGGGCTTCAGTTAATCTATATATTATTTTAATACCCTTTCATAAGTATTCAAGGGTTTAAAATATATAGATAGCTTAGTTGCTCTTTGGAATGGCTACCACAAAGAAGAAGCCACCACTCACAAAGAAGATCAAAGCCATCACAGCGCAGACTGTATCCCGTAGTCTGTCAACAGTAAACAGACCCTGCATTACAGTGCTATCCATAGCATCAACCATTGTAAAGACAATCATAAGACTTGCTATTCCCATCATCATGGATAATGATCGTGCTGTAAATTCTAATTTTGACATTTTGTAAATCCTTTTTTTCTAGAGTTGACCGATGCCGAGTTTCCCCGACATCGGGAGTTTTAAGGTAGTCTTAAGCTACCTTTTTAACATTGTCAAGATCGAAGATGATTTCGACTACCTTGTCAAGATCAAGACCTCTTTCGATCATAAGAGCTACAAAGTCCTCTTCTGATTGAGGAACTGATACCACTTTTTCTTGTGGTTCAGATTGAGCTTCAGAAGTCCCGACATCGGGAGTTTCTGCTTCAGCAGTTTCATCAACAGAAGGTTCAAGAGACTTCTTGTACAGCTTCAAAAGATAGCTGATAGAAGTGATAGGCTTCCTATCTTTCTTCTTAGGAAGATTGTCGATGAAGGTTTGCATTGAACCATCTTCAACAGCTTGGAAGTAAGCTTTAGCTTCTGACAGTCTTTGAGACTTGAAGTTGTCTCTTAAGAGCTTCAGATCAGACTTGCTGTCTAATGATTTGGCTTCTTCAAAGTCTCTGCCAAGCTTAAAGCCTTGACTAAGATCTTTCTCAATCTGCATTTTCTTGGCTTCTTTGCTGTACTTGATACCAGTATCAAGGACATAAGCTCTGTTGATGGCTGACTTGATAGCCTTCTCTTCTTTGATCCTTTCTTCAATTCTGGAAGTCAAAGTTGAGTTGTAGTTTTCGAAAGCTGTTTGAGTTGATTTTGCCATTTTGTGTATCCTTTCCTTTTTTAACACTATTCATAAGTATTCATAGTGCTTAAAAAAGGTAAGGTTATACACAATAGTTTCCCGATGTCGGGGTATGGTTTCTGGAAAGCTGTTTGGGAAAATGCATAGGCTTTACAATTTGCTTCCACTTTCAAAAAAACCTGACTCTTTCCCATCCTTTTGAGTGGCAACTGATTACATAACAGTTTCAACTAGTTCTGATATCCCTTATTTTTATGAAGAATCTATCCACATGGTTCATCAGAATGGAATAGTCTATCCCACCACGTTACTACCTGCATCATCTCTACTAGAAGATGACCTGTGCATGCGCCATCGGGGGGTATAGCGTATATATACTTGTACAAATACACAGATCAGGAAAATTAAGTGTTAACCACAAAGGGATATTATACATAAAGAGTGTCAAATATTTAGTATTGACCCGGGAATCATTACATGATATAATTATATATAACATACAAACTAAGACATAGTTAAACTATAATAGTTAAACTACTATATAGTATACTTTAATAAATAGTTTAACTATCTTATAGTATATACTAATAGTAATAGTACCCTCTCCGTACATTTTTTTAATTTATTAATTGACAATGGGCAAAAAATCCGTAAAACTATACACAGACAATGTTATAGAATCATTCTATGACGCTGTCATTAATAACAACCTTGAAAAACTTCACATACCCCATAGTGACGTATTTTATGTTAGAGCTGCTGTGGAAGCCCACTACGGTAGATCATTTTCTTTAAAAGAAGTTGAAGATGCTATGATAGCAGAAGGTTGGTCAGAAAACAAAGATCTAGAGGAGATTGAAGAAAATGGTAACTAAAGCAGCCACTAAAGGACTTTCAAAAGCTAAACCCACATCCCCAAAGAAGCTTACTAAAGCTGAAAGAGAAAAACTAAAGAATAAGCTAAAGCGACAAGCTAAAGCTAGAGAAAAAGAGAGAATGGAAAAGGTCAAGAAGGAAAGTGATCGAAAGCCATTACAAAAAAATATTAAATTTAAAAAGAAATACGATACTGACATCGGAAAAGAGAACCCATTTGATAGGCTAGTAAGAGCTAAAAATGTTGGTACTGTAAGAGAAGCAAAGAAGTTTCGAACAGAACGAGGTGCAGTTGGAGATACGCCAATTCGTGTAGGTAAAGATTCCATGCCAACTATGCGTGATGTCAATAGAATGACTGAAGCAAATGTTGCTAAGATTAAAGTAAAGCTTCGTAAGCTACGAGATGAAGGAACTGCTGATCAAAAAAGACAAGCTAAAGCTATTTTAAATAGAATAGATAAAGCTGAAGCAGCAAAGAAAGCTGATATTGATCGTAGAATAGGAACATCTCAGGCAGGAAAAAAACCTGATCAAGCAGGAAAATACATTAATAAAGTAACAGGTGAAGAGGTTACAATAAAAGGTGCGTCAGGTATTTCTGCAAAAGAGCGTTTTTTACCTATGGACTATAAAGGGGCTAAAAAGGCTGACTTTATTAGAAATCCTACAAAGGGTCAGATAGAACAGATAGAGCGATCTCTTGAAACTAAAGCAAAGTTAAAAAGAGCAGGAGAAAGCCCTGAGAAAGATATACAAAGAGCTAAAGAAAAAGCTAAGAAGAAGAGACTAGAAAAAATAGTTAAGACAACAGAAGATCCTAAGTTTAAGCGTTTAGATATAAGCAAAGGACTTACTGAAGCTCAAAAGAAAGCACTTCGTAAAAAGCAGGGAGGAATGGCTATGAAGAAGAAAGGTATGGCTAAAGGTGGCATGAAGAAAAAAGGCTACGCAATGGGTGGCATGAAGAAAAAGGGAATGGCTATGGGTGGACTAAAGAAACCTGCAGCTAACCAAAAAGGACTACAGAAATTACCTACTGCTGTACGAAATAAAATGGGTTATATGCAAAAAGGTGGCATGAAAAAGAAGGGCATGGCTCGTGGTGGAATGAAGAAGAAGAGCTACGCAGCAGGTGGTATGACAGTCACTTATAAAGTAGGTGGTATGGCTAAAGGAAAAATGTACGGAAGTGTTGACAACAGAAAGAAGAAATAGTATAATAATGTCATTATGGCATATCTTCAAAGTAACATTCCGTATTTTAAAGCATGGGTAAGACGAGAGTATACCTGTAACTTTGCTCAATATCATGGTGAGTTTTTACACTGCATGGTTATTGCAGTAACATCAATGCCAAATAGATCACTAAGTTTTCAAGTAATCTTTACTGGCTGTGAATCTGATGATACTGACGAGCCAAATGTACACGGTGGTGCAATGTGGGCAAGAATGCCCATCACAGCCCTAGTAGGAGACACTCCTGTAGAACAGTGGGCTGAAGAGATGCCACCGTACATTGCTCAACCTTGGGATTGTATGTCCCATGACCACAGTGTATATGTTTTAAACAGGGCTACACCTGCTCCTTGGATAGCAAAAGTTGATGGTGAGTTCTACCCTGCTAAATATTACTTCACTGTAGACTATACTAACAGTGAAATAGCTGACGATCCTGCCCAACACAAGCAGTCACACGTACTAGAACTGATGGATGCAGGTAAATATACAGGAAATATCGTGGCATTACCTAATAATAGAGTCAGAGTGACCCATCCTGCATGGTTCGAAACAGGAGAAGGCGCACCTGACTTTAGACCCTCCCAAAGAATCTTTCATTCAAAACAAGAAACGGAGTATGTGTGGGATACCCAAAGGGTATTTAACAACCTATATGAGGATAATTATGGTAGCAAAGGCAAAAGCAACAATAAAAAAAGTAGCAGGAAAACTAAAAAAAGCTAGTAAAGCCCACGCAGGACAGGCAAAAGCTCTATCAGCTATCAAATTAAGCAAAGGTGGTAGTACTGTTAATAAAGCAGGTAACTATACCAAGCCCGGAATGCGAAAAAGAATGTTTCAAGCTATAAAAGCAGGGTCAAAAGGGGGTAATCCCGGACAATGGTCTGCTAGAAAGGCACAATTACTAGCATCTCGCTACAAAAAAGCAGGTGGGGGCTATAAGTAATGGCTGACCCTAAGGTTGGCACAGGCAAAAAGCCTAAAGGAAGTGGACGAAGACTCTACACGGATGAAAATCCTAAGGATACAGTAAGTATCAAATACGCTACGGTAAAAGATGCAAAAGAAACTATTACAAAAGTTAAAAAGATTAACAAACCCTATGCAAGGAAGATCCAAATCCTCACCGTTCTTGAACAACGAGCTAGGTTTGCAGGAAAAGCTGAACAATCTAGGCTTGCCAAGAAAGCGAAAGAGACACTAAAGAGACAACGTGGTAGCAAAACTAGCAACAATAAGAGCAAAAGTAAAGCAAGGTAAGAAATTAGGCTTTAGTGAGAGAGCTAGAGCCGTAAATAAGGGTATACTACCTAGTAAAGCAAAGAAAAATGCCACTAAAAAAAGGTAAATCTAACAAAACTGTTAGCTATAATATAAAAAAACTAAAAAAAGAGGGCAAGCCACAGAAACAAGCTGTAGCTATAGCCTTAAATGTAGCAGGAAAGGCAAAAAATGGCACTAGCAAAAAGTCAAAGAAGTCTTAAATCGTGGACAAAACAAAAATGGAGAACAAAAAGTGGTAAGCCGAGTAAACAAACTGGAGAACGCTATCTTCCAACGGCTGCAATCAAGGCTCTATCACCCCAAGAGTACGCAGCAACAACTAGAGCTAAAAGAAAAGGCACAAAGGCAGGAAAACAATTCGTTAAACAACCTAAAAGTATTGCTAAGAAAACGAGAAGTTATAGAAAGGTTACATAATATGGGATATTTTGACAATGATAGTTAAGGCATGGTTCATAGTAGCAGTAATGTCTGGTGTGTATACAGACGGAACAAAGGACGTATTTATATTTAACAACCCATCAGACCACGGACACTTTCATAGTTCAGTCATGTGTCAGAGGTTTATAGGGGATCATCCATTCAAACTTGCAAGAGCTTTGATTAAAGAATATGGCAATAGACCACCAGAGCAGATTATGTGTGTGCCTGAAGAAACAGTAAAATTATTTATGCAAGAGGGTGGCAAACGAGGAGAGCCAACCTAGTGTTGTACGAGCCTACATGTGAAGTTTGTGGGCATCACATAGAAGATGATAGATGTGAGTATTGTCGCACTACAGGTGACAACGGTGATTGGATAGATAAGGTAATAGAGCAAGCTAAAGATCCTAGACACGATCAATCAGCCTTCAAAGACAAGAAGAAAAAACATGACTCCAGAGACACTTGATAGATGGCGAATACTTCCAAGACTTATGATGCTAGTGATGACAGGGGTTTACATTCGTTGTATAGAATGGGCTTTGAGTCAGCCAGAGTTGACCACACAACAAGCAGGATTAATATCAGTGATTACTGGAGCAATGACAGGCAGTTTCGCCATATGGATGGGAGCAGAGAAATCAGAACCCAAAAAAATGGAGAGGGAAGAAAGATGAGAAAGTATTTTAAAAGATTGTGGTGTGCATTGTGGAACAAGAAATGCCACGATGATTGTGACTGCGTATAATGCTAGGTACAATACTAAGTTCTGTATCTAGTCTAGCTTCTTCTTATATAGAAGGTAAGACAGCTATACAAAAAGCTGAAGCTACCATTCGTATGAAAGAAGCAACAGGTGAGATAGATTGGGACTTAGCTGCTATGAGGGCATCTCAGTCTTCATGGAAGGACGAATGGTTGACCCTGCTTTTTAGTATTCCTCTTGTGCTTAGTTTTTGTGGGGAGTGGGGCAGAGGTATTGTAGCAGATGGGTTTACTGCACTTGCAGGTATGCCCCAGTGGTATCAGATAGCGTTAGGAGCTATCGTAAGTGCAAGCTTTGCCACACGATCTGCAGGTAAATTTTTTAACATGAGAAAAAAATGAGACTAGGTTGGCTGATAAATAGCATGATGGCTATCCTAGTCTTAATTACATTTATAATAGTAATATTCTAAGGGAGCAAGAATGGCATTTAAGTTATCAGGAAGAAGTTTAAATAAATTAGAAGGTGTACATCCTACAATGGTAGATACAGTTAAACGTGCCATTGAACTGAGTAAGGTGGACTTTGGAGTGATTTATGGTGTCCGTTCCCTTGCAGAACAAAAGAGATTGTATGAAGCAAAAAGATCACAGACCATGAAATCCAAACATCTTGTGCAGGAAGATGGATACTCACATGCTGTCGATTTAATGGCGTATGATGGTAGTGACCCAAGTTGGGACATCGTTATGTATGATGATATAGCAGATGCAATGAAGCAAGCAGCACTAGAAACTGGAGCTAAAATTTGTTGGGGAGCTTCATGGCATATAGATGATATAACCAAATGGGATGGCACAATGCAAGAAGCTATGAATGCTTATATAGACCTAAGACGATCACAATCACGTACCCCATTTATTGATGGTCCTCACTTTCAATTGTCAACATGAGAAAAGGTAGTGGCATGAAGGGTATGTCCATAAAGAGTGGTGACAAACGTCCCACTAAATTAGGGGCAGGTATGACTGCTAAAGGGGTAGCAAAGTATAGAAGACAGAATCCCGGAAGTAAATTACAAACAGCAGTTACAGAGAGCAAACCAAGAAGTAAAGCTAGGGCAGCAAGAAGAAAGTCCTTTTGTGCTAGAAGTGCAGGACAGATGAAGCAGTTTCCTAAAGCTGCTAAAAATCCAAACAGTAGATTACGACAAGCTAGAAGAAGATGGAAGTGTTAACATGAGACAACTTACAGAAAAACAACAGAAGTTTTTAGATGTGTTATTTTCACAAGCAGGTGGTGACATGTCTAAAGCTATTAAGTTGGCAGGATATGCCGAACATACTACACCATCACAGATTGTAAAAGCATTGAAAGAAGAAATACTAGAAGCTACTCAAGAGTTTATGGCAAGTAATGCACCAAAGGCTGCGATGGCTATAGCAAGTGGTATTGACGATCCTGTTCAACTAGGACTAAGAGATAAAATGGTTGCAGCAAAAGAAATGTTAGATAGAACAGGATTAGTTAAAACAGAAAAAATGCAAGTAGAAGCTACAGGTGGTGTGATGTTGATGCCACCTAAAAATGCAGAAAATAATTAATGCGTAATAGATCATTGGGTAAATGGAAGTTACCACAGCCTACTGATTTAAAAAGTGAAGATGAGTGGATGTCTATACCACGTATTGCACGAACAATACCGTTTGGATATAAAGTAGATCCTGAAGACAATAACATGCTCTTACCAGTTCCTGTAGAATTAGATTTGCTAGAAAAAGCTAGAGATTTTACAAAACAGTATTCATATAGAGAAGTAGCAAACTGGTTGACTAAAAATAGTGGACGTACAATATCTCATGTAGGGTTGTTAAAAAGATTAAAGAATGAAAGACAACGAAAGAACAAGGCTACAAGCCTACGCAGATGGGCAGACTATGCCCAAAAGGCGATCCAGAAAGCAGAGGACTACGAAGAAAAAAGAACAGGTGCAAAAGAAAGCATCAGTAAAAACACCTCTGATTGAAGAAGAACTTCTGCCTGTAGAAGAAACTCGTAATATAATCTTTCAACCAAATGAAGGACCACAAACAGAGTTTCTAGCAGCAAGTGAAAGAGAAGTTTTATATGGTGGATCGGCAGGAGGTGGCAAGTCTTATGCAATGTTGGCTGATCCTTTGCGTTATATGGGACATCCCTCTTTTAGTGGCTTACTACTGCGTCACACCACTGAAGAACTACGAGAGCTTATATTTAAAAGCCAAGAGCTATATCCAAAAATATGGAATGGTATTAAGTGGTCAGAAAGAAAGATGCAGTGGGTAGCACCGTCAGGTGCAAGACTGTGGATGTCGTACCTAGATAGAGATGATGATGTGCTACGATATCAGGGTTTGGCATTTAGTTGGATAGGCTTTGATGAACTTACACAGTGGTCTACACCATTTGCTTGGAACTATATGAGATCACGACTAAGATCTACATCACCAGATCTGCCAGTGTATATGAGAGCAACAACAAACCCCGGAGGTAGGGGACATCACTGGGTCAAGAAAATGTTTATAGACCCTGCACCATATAATGAGTCATTTAATGCAACAGACATTGAAACTGGAGAAGAACTTAAATATCCTGCAGGACACAGTAGAGCAGGACAAGCACTATTCAAACGTAGGTTTATACCTGCTCGACTTACAGATAACCCTTATCTCTCAACTCAGGGCGATTATGAAGCAATGCTTTTATCCCTTCCTGAACAGCAAAGAAGACAATTATTGGAAGGCGATTGGGATATTAAAGAAGGAGCAGCTTTCACCGAGTTTGATCGCAACATACATGTGGTTGAGCCTTTCCCTATACCTAACAATTGGGTTAAGTTTAGGGCATGTGACTATGGGTATGGAAGTTATTCTGCCGTTGTCTGGTTTGCTGTTAGCCCATCTGAACAACTCGTAGTATATAGAGAGTTATATGTATCAAAAGTGTTAGCGACAGACTTAGCTGATATGATACTAGATGAAGAAGCAGAAGACGGTAATATAAAGTACGGAGTTTTAGATAGTTCACTCTGGCACAAAAGAGGAGATACAGGACCTAGCCTAGCAGAACAAATGATTATGAAAGGGTGTAGGTTCAGACCTTCTGATAGAAGTAGAGGTAGTAGAGTATCAGGTAAAAATGAAATACACAGAAGATTACAGATTGATGAACATACAGAAGAACCACGTTTAATTTTTTTTAATACATGTACAAATATTATTTCACAACTACCTGCTATACCATTGGACAAAAGAAATCCAGAAGATATAGACACAAATTCAGAAGATCACTTGTATGACGCTTTAAGATATGGTATAATGTCAAGACCAAGATTTAGTGTATTTGACTATGATCCTGCAAACAGAAAAACAAATAACATGCCTGTAGCAGACGCAACATTTGGATATTAATATGGCAGAAGAAGAAGATATAATGATGGATGATACCTCAATAGCTATTGATGATATAGAAGAAGAGGGTGGATTTGATGAAACAAAAAGTTATAATATCATACCATTTATTATGGAAAGATACAAAAAAGCTGATGACTACAGAGAGCAGGATGAACAAAGATGGCTAAGAGCTTATAGAAACTACAGAGGTCTATATGGTTCTGATGTGCAGTTTACAGAAGCAGAGAAGTCACGAGTATTTATTAAAGTAACAAAAACAAAAACACTTGCAGCTTATGGTCAGATAATAGATGTATTGTTTGCTAATAATAAATTTCCTCTAACTGTAGAGCCTACAACTTTACCAGAGGGTGTAGTTTCTGATGTAAACTTTGACCCAAAAGAACCAAAGGAGATAAGTGACAGATTAGATGAAATAGAAAGTCCTTATGGTTTTTCAGGAGATGGTAAAGATCTACCTGCAGGAGCTACACAAAAATCCCTAATGGATATGTTAGGACCACTACAAGGTAAGTTTGATGATGTAGAAAATTTAAGGGAAGGTGTAGGTAAAACACCAACAGCAATAACATTTAGTCCTGCAATGATTGCTGCAAAAAATATGCAGAAAAAAATACATGATCAGCTAGAAGAGTCTAGTGCTAACAAACATTTAAGAAGCACAGCCTTTGAGATGGCTTTATTTGGCACAGGTGTAATGAAAGGTCCTTTTGCTGTAGATAAAGAATATCCAAACTGGGATGACAATGGAGAGTATTCTCCTGTATTTAAAACAGTGCCACAAGTTTCACATGTATCTGTATGGAACTTCTTTCCTGATCCTGACGCAAATAATATGGATGAAGCACAGTATGTAATAGAGAGACACAAGCTATCACGCACACAACTACGTGCATTAAAGAAAAGACCACATTTTAGATCTCAGGTTATAGAAGATGCTATAGCTATGGGAGAAAACTATAATAAAGAGTATTGGGAGGATGATCTATCCGATTATTCACCAGAACATTCAATAGCACGATTTGAAGTATTAGAGTATTGGGGTACGGCTGATGTAAGCATGTTAAGAGATCAACAGATAGAGATACCTGATGAGTTAGACGATTTTGATGAAGTGCAAATAAATGCATGGATTTGTAATAGTAAAGTTATAAGAATGGTGCTTAATCCATTTAAACCTGCAAAGATACCTTATATGGCAGCACCCTATGAGCTTAACCCATATAGCTTCTTTGGTGTTGGTATTGCAGAGAATATGGATGATACACAGACGTTGATGAATGGTTTTATGCGTATGGCTGTGGACAATGCTGTAATGTCAGGTAATCTGTTGATAGAGATAGATGAAACTAATCTAGTTCCCGGACAAGACCTGAGTGTATATCCCGGAAAAATATTTAGAAGACAAGGTGGCGCACCGGGACAAGCCATCTTTGGTACAAAGTTTCCAAATGTAGCTAATGAGAATATGCAACTATTTGATAAAGCACGAGTGCTTGCAGATGAAAGCACAGGCTTTCCATCTTTTGCTCATGGACAAACTGGTGTATCAGGTGTAGGTAGAACTGCATCAGGTATATCCATGTTAATGAATGCAGCAAGTGGTGGCATTAAAAATGTTATAAAGAATGTAGATGACTATTTACTCAGACCCCTAGGAGAGGGACTGTTTAGATTTAATATGCAGTTTAACTATGATAAGAATATAAAAGGTGATCTAGAAGTAAAAGCTCGTGGCACAGAGAGCTTGATGGCTAATGAGGTACGTAGTCAGAGACTTATGCAGTTTTTGCAGGTAGCAAGCAACCAGTCACTTGCACCGTTTGCAAAGTTTCAGTACGTAATAAGAGAGATAGCCAAGTCACTAGACCTAGACCCAGACAAGGTGACGAACAACATGGACGAAGCTGCATTGCAAGCAGAGATCATGAAAAAATTTCAGCAACCCCCTGAAGCACCCACACCTCCTGCAGGAGCAGACGCACAAGATCCAACAGGAGCAGGTGGTGCAACAATAGGTACAGGACAAGTGCCTTTACCACAGGAACAAGGATTTTCAGGAAATGAACAACAACAACAACCCACAGGACAAGCTACTCAGCCAACTCAAGCCACTGGTCAACAACAAGGACCAATGGGACAGCTTCAATAATTATTTAAATTTTATGGTAGCACAGAATTATGCTATTATGGAGCAAACAAGTGATTTAGTTATACTCCATAGATCTCAAGGTGCTATCGCTATGTTAAAAAGACTAAAGCAACTAAGGGATGCAGTCAACGCAAATGGAAAGGGCTAACCAATGATGGAGCAGATGGAACTATTTAATGAAGGTGGATTACGTGATGAAGGTGGAGCAGTAGAACCTGAATCAGGTAATGAAGTTCCATCTGGAGCTTTAAAAAAAGAAGTGGCTGATGATATACCTGTAATGATTAGTGAAGGTGAGTTTGTTTTTCCTGCTGACGTTGTAAGATATATTGGTCTTGAAACATTAATGAAGATGCGTCAAGATGCTAAACAAGGTTTGAAGATGATGGAAAAGATGGGGCAGATGGGCAACTCTGAAGAATCTACCATACCAGATGACATACCATTTGGCATGGCAGATTTAATTGTTGTCTCAGGTGAGATGAAGAAAAAAGATAAAGAAGAAAAAGCTGAAGGTGGTGTAATAGGATTACAAACAGGTGGTTCACTTTTTGATGATCCACGTTTTCAAAGATCTGAAGGTGGTGATGATACACCTGTTTTAGACGATGATGATAAAAAAGAAATAGAAGATGCATTGTTAGGTACTGTATACGGAACTGTAACAATGCGAAGATATGTCAATGCTGATGGAGTAGTAAAATATATTCCATTTATAGATGGTGAACCTCAGATGCCTATACCTGAAGGATTTGAGTTAGATGATACTGCTCCTGAACCTAAAAGCAGTGTAGTAACTTCAACAGGTGATACAGGTGGAGGAGAAGATTCAGGTGGTACAGCATTTACTCCTGACGTAGGATCTTCATTTGATGATCAAGGCACTGCATCATTTAATATAAATAATTTAAATAATGAAGATTTAGTAGAGTATTATGGATCATTTTCAAGTCCTATGAATAGATTCTTAACTGTTGGTGTAGGTGCGTTGTTTGGTGGTGTTCCTGCGTTAGGCATAGCTGCAATGCAACAGTTAGCACAAACTAGAGGACCTAATAGTTTAGTAGCTGTTGAAAATTTATTGGCACAAAAGATATCTAACGGTGAAATATCAGGAGATCTTTTAGATAGATTAAAAGAATTGCAAGAACGAGCTAAACAAAAAGGCACAGGTCCTAAAGGTTTCTTGGCTAGTTTAATTGGCAAAGTTTCTAAAGGAGATGAAACTAAAAAAACTAATTTAGAAAATGCAATTGCTAATGGTGATGTTTCTGGTGTAGATAATGAAATTACTGATGTAGACAGATCTGAATTTAAAGTAATAGATGTTAGTCCTGTAGCTAGTGATATTAGTCCTGAAGAAGAAGGAGCAGAGATTATACCTGAACCTATAAAAAATTACATGACATATGAAGGATTTGTTGAAGGCACTATTGATGGAGTTGGTGGCAGAATGTTACCTGTAGAACGACCTCAAACATTAGGAGTTCCTCCATCAACAGTTGAACCTACACAGGTTGATTTAATGGACCCTGCTTTTGATTCTTTAGAAATGGAAATTGACAAATCAAGCGAAATAGGAACTCCTGCATATTCATTGAAAGGATCGCCTTATGAAACAGAAGGAAGAGAACAGTTAGGAACACCTACTAAAGACATGCCCCTTAAAGGCAGAACTAAAAAAAGAACAAGAAAAGCTGACACGCTTGATGATGCCATAGCACAATCTGAGACAGACACTATACTTAGACGAGGAGAGAAACTTCCAGATACACCATCTTTATTTCCACAAACTAGAGTTGATGATTTTCTAATGGGTGTTCAAAGAGATGATGAAGGTAATGTTTCAAATCTTACAGATGAACAACAACAGGCAATAGCAGAGCAGTCAGAAAGAGTTAGAGATCGTACAGAAAAAGCATATAGTGATCCTAGTTTAAGTCTTAGGGAAAGAGAAAGAATAATACACGGATTTGATGTTTATGGAGGAGATACTCCTAGTCGTGGAAGTGCAGGACAAGACAATATAGGAGGTGTATCATCTCCTGCTCCAGATATAACACAACCAATAATGGCTAATGAGGGTGGGTTAACATCTGCAAAAAATTTATATGTAGGTGGTGTACCTACCAAACCTATGAAACCACAGAGATTAAAGAAAGGTGGTTTAGCTAAACCTAAAGTTAAACCAAAAAGAATGAAGAAGGGTGGACTAGCTTCAAAGAAAAAATAAGTTCACAATATGTTGGCTACCTAACTCCCCATCTAACATGGCATACAGTTAGCCCTAACGAAAGGTAAGTAAATGGCAGAAGCACAAGCAAAAGTAATGGTACAGGATGCAACACCTAAAAAAGTAATGGCATTAGCATCTCGTAAGTATTCACGAGAAGATAAAATTCAAAAAGATCAAGAGGAATTAGAACAACTCATTGCAGAAAATAAAGGTGAGGTAAAGGTAGAAGCTGAAGAGCAAGAAGCAGAACCAACCTCTGCAGAAGAAAAAACTTTTAAGAAACGCTATGGTGATCTTAGAAGACACGCACAGCAGAAAGAAGCTGATCTGCAGGAGCAGATAAATCAGCTAAGAGAACAGCTTG